GGGCGGCGACTGGCGCTGAGGTGGCAGCTGGGGTGGTGGCAGGGGCAGGAGCGGTCTTCTTGGCGGCGGTCATCGTGTTTGACTTAATGGCAGACTTTGAAGATGACATTTCTAACGCGGTTGTTATACTACCATTACTCCTTACCTGTTTAAATCACATTCTGCAGACGGAGCTGATAATTATGAAACACACTGTATAATTTTCAGGACAATCGTACAAAATCGACAAAAGTAGCCTAGAAGTAGCCCAAGATGCCTGAGTTCGCTGAGATCGGCCTTTTTCAAAATTGGATAACACACTTTTTAGCCATGTGACGTACTGATACCGTCTAGAACCCGCAGGATGTTCAGAAGCAAACGATATTAAATCCTGCTTTATTAAATTCAGCATGACGTACAACTGAGACCGGTTCAGAGACGCAAACAATAAATGGTTCATATCAAAGAACCCGTTCTCTTCAATGATCTGACATACGGTCAACCATTTTTCCGATACAAGAGCGGCAAACGTTTCGGATTTGGGAGTATCGTGATAATTCTCCAACCCTAACTTCTTTCGTATCCGACATACGTCTCTTAATCGCCTTCTTGTTTCAATGCTCAGTGCCTGACGAGTATAAGGATTGGCAGGAATCGCAGAGTGTTTCAGGATTTGGTACATACTTCGAACATCGAACCACCACAACTTATCGGCTTCTCGGAATGAAAAATAGTTAAGAGGATGAACCTTATTCTTTTCGTCCAGTGTTACCAGTTCTTCCGTATTATGGCACTCCTTGCGGTTCAGAACACCTTCTCCGGCCAACTTCAACCGCTTACGCATAAAATATCCTCGCCATACCTTCTGCAGTAAAATGGCATGGTTCTTACCATTATTGACTTCTGCCCATAATCGCTTCACCTTTGCTTTGGCGTGCTTTCCGCAGAACAGAAGACCCTTAATGGCCTGAGAAGGACACTGTTCCAAACTTGTCTTGTTCTTACAAGACGCACATACTACCATTATTTACTTTTCCTATTTCCTTTCCTGTAAAACGTAAATTTGGTTTCATTTTCCCGAAAACGGATTTACACCTTTCTAACGTATACAGATCACAACAACAAGCAAAGATGAACGGTCCTATCCATTCCAACTCTATCAATGTCAATGACGTAACGTTCCAGGTCGGTCTGCCTAAGGCAGGTCGTAATCCCCCAATTAGCATGCGCTACAACGGCAACAGCCTACTTATCCGCCTGCCCCGTGTGGGTTACCCTGGCGGTGTTCTCGTCCGTGAGGGTGAGACCGGTATGAAGACGTATACGCTGATCGGTTCCCTCAAGGGCGCTGATCCGTATGCCAAGGAGCGTTCAGCTGGTGCCGATGATCTCGGCAAGCTGTACAACCTCCTCAAGGATCTGGATGAGCATATCATCAAGGCTGCTGTGGAGAACAGCCCCAAGTGGTTCGGCAAGAAGCGCTCTGAGGAGGCAATCCGCGATGCGTTCAAGCCAATCCTAAGCGTGTCGACCGACAAGGTCGATGGCGAGTATGTGCCCAATGGCAAGTATCCTCCCAGCTTCCGCGTCAAGGTTCCAGTGTACGACAATCGCGTTTCGACGGAGATCGTCGATGCGTCTCGCAACCCAGTGACGTATGTCACGCCAGAGTCTCTGACCTCCATCTTCCCCAAGGGTGTTGAGGCGAACCTCGTAGTCAGCGGCAGCATTTATGTGATTGCTGGCGGTGGCTTTGGTGTTACGTGGCGTCTGACGGCTGCTCAGGTATTCCCTCAGGTTCGCCGTACGGCGGCGCAGATGTTCGACGATGAGTCGGCTGCGCCTCCTACTGTGGTAGAGGATGAGGAGTCTCAGGCTCCTGCTCAGGCACCAACTCAGAATGATGAGGATGAAGGCTATGGTGGTGGTCAGGCTCAGTCTGAGTCTGCTCCAGCTCCGTCTCCGGCTCCGGCTTCGGCAGTTCGTTCCCGCCGTAAGCCGGCTGGTGCGGGTGCACCTTAGACCAAACGCGTGAATCAGGTGGCGCAGTATACATAATAAAAGACTCATCTACAAATAGTACCGAGCAATCGGCAATGTATGGTCTTTTTATTTCCGAACAACCGTTCAGAGATAAAAGCGACTTTTTGCCACACTTTGTGCACTCGTGAATTTCAGGCATGTTCTGAATCATTGAAGGTGTAATGATTCGGATATTCGTATGCAGGGTTCGATCAATCACTGTCTTGAAATCGTCTTCCAGACAATCCTGGTATGCTTCATTCGAAAGCACTGACCAAAGCGTAGCATCCTTCGTCTTCCAATCTTCCTGAAACAAAGTTGAAAATGGGTCATTACGAAACCACAAAGCATGAAAGATCGCTGGGTTTTCGGGATCGTGTTCTGCTAGACCGACTCTTTTTACTTCATCGTACAGCCAATAAACGTTCCACTCAAACGATTTATCCAGCGAACCGCGATAAACGTCTCGGCCATTATAGTTCCACTCTTCGGCATCATAATCATCATCGTGATCAGCTATGTCTTCCGAGATATCTCGGTAAACATAGTCGGGTTTTAGGATAGAATACATTGTTATGTGAAAAGTTAATCAAACTTGACAGTTACACGCACATTGTGACGGGTCATGGACTTCGTAGCAGAATGGGAAAGCTCATGACGTTTCTTCTTAGGACCTTCTACATCCTTGGCTTCGTGTAGCCTGGTCTCCATATCTGCATGAACGGTTTCGCGGTGCTGCTCTAGGTAATCCAGAACTTCATCAGTGAGTGCCCACTCAAAAAAGTTCAGCTGGCCAACTGTCGTATCCATATCGTGGAACTTAATACGCTTCCACCGGCAGAAAGGGTCAAACATCTTTTTGCTATAGGCCTTCAGATGAGACTTGTACGACAGGTAAACAATCACGTGCTTATTTGCCTTGGTCATGTACGAGATATTGAACTTCTTGGCATAATTGGTCACAAACCAGTCAATCAGTCGCAGAGACAGGTTTGAGTTTCCGGATAGAATATCACGTACGCGATCAGTATTCTTTGCGTTATAGAATCGTTCTAGGCGATAAAGTACCCATTGTTCCTGGCTTTGGATTTCCATTTACTAACGTTCGTCAGAAGCACGAAAATGGTTATACTCCATCATCATTGCGGCTCTTGAAGTACTCTTTTACTTTCTCTGCAATTTCGGGATCGGTNATTTGAAATAATCCACTTTCGTCTTCTTTCAGTATATCGCGCACATCGGTAANATCTTTAAAAATAGAGTGCCGGTCAAAATACCTACGGTTTGAGATTGCCCCATGATATAAATGGTATATATCTCCTTTAATATACGATATCTTGGGACGAGTTGTAATAGATCTACAAAAATCAATATACGCAGGAACTTCGTACTTCGAATTTACATCAGATATAACAAGATCAGACTTTTGTCCAATCCATCCCATTATTGATAACGAATCACCACTTCCAACAACACAGTACTGAAAAAACCCGAACTGATTATAACATTCGCGTTTAAATGCCCAAGCAAACCCTACGTGACAACCATAACCAATCGTTCTAGTTTTTGAGAAGAATTTAACGACTGTTTCGGATTGTCTGATATTTTTCGTATATGTAAGATCTAACCAATTAGCAGTTTCGTAAGGATGTACAATATCGTATGTATCTAACGATGCCGAAAGGTCATCATACCAATTAAGATTACCGAATAGAACATCGGCATCTAGAAATACGAGTTTGGTATACTTTGCTGGAACTTGCTTTTCCAAAAGGTAACAAAGCCGTTCTTTATGAAACAAAACACTATCTGACTTAATTCTGAAAGATTTGTATATTGCAGGTTTATCGCTGTACACTTCAATAGTAAACATAGGTATCTGAGCTAACTGCATCATATTTTGGACGTAAAGAAAATTCATCAGTATTCGTTTAGAATTTGAGGAGTTGAAGTAGACGAAGCATACGGCCATATCTTTTTGTCTAGGCATATTGTACCGTATATCCCTGATATCAAAGTCCAAAAGTTTTACTGGATTTTCAGGAGGAACTTCTTGACGCAATAAATGGGCTATTTGACCAAACTTCTTTCTGAAATCTGATACGGATGTATTAGCATCCTGTGTTTCCATTAATATGAAAACCGATTTAATATCGCAAGATTAGTTCATACTAAGAATGGACTTAGATAAAGTAGAACAGATACTATTTCTTTATGGACAGGATGATCAGCGTACAGCTGCTTGGCACACTAAACGTGGTGAGATGCTAACTGCATCAGAAATTTATAAGGCAGTACACGATGCTTCACCTGCACTAAAACACGAAATTGTGATGTCAAAGCTTGTTCCGCGTCAGCAACAGCAGACCGGATTTGGTCCTAAAGCTCTTCTTTGGGGAACTCGATTTGAGCCTATTGCCAAATACATTTACACAACTTATCTCCAGGGAGGAGTTCAAATCGTGGATACGACATGTATTCCCCACCGCGAGCATTCTTTCTTGGGAGCTTCGCCAGACGGAATTCTAGTAACTGCTGATAAGAATGATTATCGCTACGGTAAGCTTGTAGAGTTCAAGTGTCCCATCTCCCGCGACTTCTCAGACACGACTCCTATCCCCACAACGTATTACCATCAAATGCAGCTGCAGCTGGAGTGTACAGATATGGACGAGTGTGACTATGTTGAGATCAAGTTTAAGGAGGTAACATATACTGAATGGCTAGAATCAACCGCTCAGTATAAGTCTTGGTTTGCGGTGGCAGAAAATGGCCGTGTAGTGTACCGTGACTTGGACGATACTCGGGACGTAGGAACTTGGCGCAAAGAAATGATGTCAAATTTGGAAACTGAGTGGTGGACTACAGTTTACTGGGTATTTGAAAAGCATCGCATCGCTACAGTTCCACGTGACCGTAACTGGCTCCCAACTAACTTGAACAGTTTCCGTGAGATTTGGAATATGGTTCAGCAGCACCGTACATCGGGAACGCTACCTGAACATCCTAAGGAGAAGACGATTCTAACTCTGTAGTCAGAGGAACTGCCAAGAAATTTGCCGATGGAAGAGGAACTATATTATAATTTAATTCAAGTAATACTTGCATTATATCTTTAGATGTTTCGGTATAAAACCCGAGCATATTAACTGTTTTTACTTTATCGTTTTTCTCGAAAAAAATAACTGGTCGGTCTTTAGTTATTGTCTTTAAAGCACCATCAATTACGAAATCTTCAAATCCTTCCACATCTATTTTGATAAAATCTATTTTTTTATCAAACTTTAGTGAATCAACGGTCTGGATCTCGATAGGATCTCCGCCTAACCCAATTTGTAACCCTCCAAAATTAAAATTGTGGGTATTATTTAGTGGGATATGGGTATTATCGCCATCAACACACTTATTATGCATAGAAGCAGAACAGTGTTTATTACCAAGCGCAATGTTGAATGCGTGCACTCTGTCATGTAAGTTATTCAAGGCTATATTGCACTTAAGCAAATCAAATATAACCTTTTGGGGTTCAAACGCAAAAATTTCACACGCCGGATTGATTGAACTGTACATGATTGAATGTGACCCACAGTGAGCACCTATATCAAGAATGGTGTTTGACTTCTTGATTATATTGGAAAGAAATGTCTCGACAAGTTCTTCTTCAAAAATATGACCTTGTTCCAGACAACATGAAAAAAACATATCGGTAGTTAAATACATCATTTTGCCATACCGAGTTGTGTTTAATCCTACCTTAAACATTACAGATTTACCATAAACAATGTGTAAATATAAGTCTTACTTAATTATACAGTACTTTTACGTATGATTTGACTAATGATCGGAAAAAATCCAAGTTCAGTCATAACTTTCTTCTTAACTTCCCTGATCTTATCAATGCGCTGAGACCACCAATCTTCTTCTACAGCCTGCTGAATAATCTCAGCTGCCTTTAGGGGATCGTCTGGTAACCGCACAAACGCCTGGGGATCAATGTGATCTTCTAGGTTAGGACATCCCCAATAAAATGGCAAGCATTCGCAGATCAGCGGTTCCCAGATTTTTTCGGTAGCATAATTGATTTCCGAGTTATTCTCGATTGCCACTGCGTACTTATACTTGGAATACACGTTGTACCGATTGTCGTCGGGCACTTGGCCGCGATAAAGCAGCATAGAGTGATAATTCTCTTTGCCGTATACATCAATCTTTCCGCCGCCCACCACATCCAGCCTGAATCTGTGCCCAGTATCGTGCTTCTTGTGGCTCAGGATAATACATGCATCATTCTGCTTTGAAGGAAAGTTTACCAAATCACCCTTCAGTGTCCACTGAGCAGGGTTTAGAAACTTACGATTATGGACGTGGAGAAACTTCGAAGAATCCGGGTTTGACCATGCGCCCCAGGTCTTTACACCCCACCGTTTCTTGTTATCATAGACCCAAGGCTCCATCTGAAAAATTATGCTTTTTTTTGGGTCGTAGACTTCTTCAGCATGGGGCATATTCACAATCACGTAATAGTCTGCCTCATCTTTCCAAGTAAGTTCCATGTCTGTTCCCATGGGTCCAAACTCCCGAGCCATTTCTCGAGATGACTGCCAATTTCCGATAAGCTTGAGGCTAAGAGGCTTCTCTGCCGTATTCTTGATATAAATTCCATCCGCATTACTAAAATATTGAGATGGCTGCAGAGAGCTCTTATCAATTTTGGTCTTAAAGAAGCCCAGAGTATTGAACCCAGCACAATTTGGGTCAGACATAGCTACCGCCTTAAGCTCTTCAACATTTCCACGCTTGAAGAATAAATCATTACCAATTTGGTCAACGCCCTGGACAAACGTGAAATCTTCTACGATATTATTGAAATCTAGAGATGCCTTTTCTTTTTGAATATCGGTATCTACATCTTGCGTAGTACGTTCATACCAATCAGTAAAAACAAGCTGAGGCCGTAGTTCCATACATTTCAGTTCACGACAGATCTTTACAACGTAATCAATTCCATGCTTAATTCCATTCTTGGCAATATAATCTACGAGAATCTGAGCACCTTTACGATTAATCGAATAACCGAACGTGCCACCAACGTACAGGTCATACTGAAGAGGTTGAACGCTCATATCCAAGCTTTCCTTAACGTAAACGTCTTTGGTTACTTCGCGATTTGCACTGAACATACTGTATCCCAAAAGTAGGTAATCGCATTTCTTAAATGCGTCACCCTTCTTCAACACTTCAAATTTCGCTTTGAATTTAGGTACCAGAGTGATATCGTCTTCAAAAATTACGTAATAGTCATCATTGCTGGCTAGAAGAGATTTCCACAGGTTGTAGTGGGAAAGTGCACACCCAATGAACCCTACATTCGACCCAAAATCATTGCCTTCAAATAAGGTCTTAAGCTCAGTCGTAGGCTTGAGCGCCTTTCCATCAACAGCTTCCACGAACTCGTAATCAGTAAACCCAATATTCGCAAGTTGAACCGTCATAGCATCCTTTCGGTCGGGACGGCGTTTAAGATTCACGATCTTCATGGTTTTCTCTTGATTGAATTGGCTTTCATTATTTAAGTCGTATGCGTTCTTTACTGTCTTATCATTGCGTTCAGATGTTAGCCGGCCAGTATGACGGCACGTGACCATATCGAAGAATGCAGACTTATATCCTGCATTTACCCACTTTGTAGCATAGTCCATCTCGAAGAACGTATTAGGACTATCGTAATTGCCAAGACTCAGGATAGTCTGGACATCAATCATACTTGGACGGAAACTGTAATGCGGCCAATAATGGCAATTACGGTAAGGAAACTGTCCAATCTTGTAATCGTGCACTGCAAATCCAGGACTTACTGGCAAGTAGCCTCGCATATCTACGTCACGAATCGTCTCCGCGTACGCGCGATTAAATAAGACTTGCTTGATCTCAGTCTGAGATTCCAGAAACTTCATTGAATCTTGGACATACGAACGCTTAACGTGAAACAAGAAATCGTCTTCCATATGAATCCAGTACTTAGGCTTCAATTCATTCAACTTATTCCAAATAATGTTCATGCTTTCGCGGTGACCCTTCTCTGCCTGAGTTTTGTGGTAAAAGGTCATCCAAGGATACATCTTCTTCATCTTGGCACGATCGTCTTTCGATGAGTTGTCATCAACACAAAACCATGACTCGATTTGGTCAGCATCTGTCCAATGGTTCAAGATAGAGTTCACAGTTTCCGTGAACAAGTCAAGACGCTTGCACGATGTAATTGTAAGAATAATGCCTTTCTTAGCAGGGTTAGGTTTGAACTTAGAAGGTTTCGTTAGCAGAACCCGGTTCTTCTTAAACAGCATATCCCAGAGAACAGACGTTTCGCGTGGTTCGTCGCACGACTGAATATAGTTCGTTAAGGAATAAAATATAGATAACGTATTCGTATCATCGTTCAGTTCGGACACTTGAAACCGTAAATTCTTACATGCTCGATCAAGAATAGCTGGCTGGGCAATATTATTAGTTATAATTCGCTTAACGCACTCGTATGAAACTTTACGGTTTCCAATAGAGAAAGCACTGATACTTACATTGAACTCCAGAACATCCCGGTAAAAATCGCTGAACAAAAACAGCTTATCTTGTGGGTTCTTGTTGTAGTTCTTATGCTTCTCGTACAGCAACATAACCAAAGAATGTAGTCCAGCATCCTTCAGCATTTCTATCGCAAAAATGATTCCCTCAGTACGATCTGGATCAAACTGCTCAGATTTCAGAAAATACTCCAGGGCTTTCTGGAAGTTGCTTTTGCCACGGTACTGAAACCCCAGCATAATACATGCGTAATACTTCTCTTGAACCCAGGTATTCAACTTATCGGCTACAAGCGTATACCATTCAATTGCATCGTCTGATTTATTTGCATCCTTAAAACTTTGGGCACAGTAGAAGGCATACCGATTCGCTAACCCACCTTTTGTTTCAAGATCCTTCTTGTATGCTGCTTTCAGAACTAGAGCATCTTTTAGATACTTATCTTTATCGCGACTACGTGATCCAGTCTTTCCCGAATCAACATAATAATCTCCTTCAATCGTTCCTTCAGTCGGAGATCCCTGCTCCAGAGATAGGTACTCGTGAAGAACACCCATAAACTTGGTCTTCTTATGAGCAGTCAGAAGCAGTGGACGGTAGTATGTGAATCCGTGCCCAAACTTCAGCTTATAGAAATCGTGTGTCAGCTTTGGGATGTTAATTGTTCCATGAATTGTGTCATCGGCATCGAAGATGAAAATGTAGTCTGCCTTCTTATAAGCTCCCTGGAGTGCTAGGGTACGATTATGACCAAAATCACGCCACTCATGCTGCAACAGTTCGCCGGGGATATTTTGTTCCTTGAAGAAGTCCGTGATGATTTCTCGTGTATTATCGGTTGAACCCGTATCGCAGATTACCCAGTAAGAAAAGGTAATCTGTTTCACTAGTTTTTCAAGAGTTCCACGTATGACGTGTTCTTCGTCTTTTACGATCATATTAAGGCATATACTGCTCATTTTACTTATTAAGAATTCAGTGCTTAAGCCGGTACATACGAGTTCCAGGCGTTCACACGGTAAGGAGTCTCAATGCCGGGGGGATTTACCGGCATAGACTGAGTGGGCTTGAAGTTATTCGTCGTCTGCTCATAAGACGAAACCCGAGTCTGCTCTGTCTTCTTCTCATTCGTACGGTCAACGAACGAAGACTCAAAACCTTCGCGAGATGAGTACAGAACATATCCTACAACTGCCAGCCCAGCCAGAATTGCTACGAAAGCTAGGTTGCTCATTTATGTCTAGGGCGTAAAAAATGGAATGGCGTTTTCGTAGTTATCAAATAGTAAAGGAATGGACGACCGAGTTATGAAGACGCTAAAGGAAATGCTCACGGATCGCGGGATCAAGGGTGAAGTGATGGATCCCGTAACTCCAGCTATGGATGAGACGCAGATGTACAATTTCGGAGGCGTTCTTGTAGTGTACAGTACGAAGAACCGAGTGAACGGAATTATGCCGTTTGTAGAGTTCGCAAAAGAGAATGGGTTCACGTCCGGTATGATTATTATTAGTGAGACGTCGATCAGTGAGCGCGTGATGGATTCTCTCGTCAACTATATTGCAGATCGAGAGAATCCGTTCGTACAGGTGTTTCTTCTAGCAAGTCTGTACTTCAATATTTCCAAGCATCGTCTGGTACCCAAGCAGCGAGTACTCGATGATAAGGAGCGAACCGAAGTATCAAAGAAGTTTGATCTTACAAAGCTTCCCCGTATCGAGAGCCAGGATGCGATGGCTAAGTATCTTGGTGCTCGTCCTGGAGATATTGTGGAAGTTTTGGGAATGTGCGAGACGTCTGGGGAGAACAAACGCTGGCGAATTTGTGTAGCAGAAACAACAAATGGATAACCAGTTCACGACTTTATCCCGAAGTTATCGTGATAACTACCTTCAGTATTCGTTAACGGGAAACCAAACATATAAGAGCGCCTACGAAGCTGCTAAGCAGGGACTTGATAACATCATTCAGTCCATGACAACCGAGGTTGAAACGAATAGTTCCAATTTGAAGAACGCGGTCGGAGCAGATGCGGCGTCGCTTTTTCAAGATAAGCAGGCTGGTCTAAGTAACGTTGGCGGTGCTATTCATACCCAGAAGGATCGGGTTGTAGAAGCCCAGATGAGGCAGCCCCCAACTCCACCTGCTCCTTCTTACATAACCCAGTATCTGGTAATCTCAGGCCTTCTAGGCGCTATCGTCCTCCTACAGCTTGTGTAATACCCTGCTTGACGGTAGTAGCCAAACTGGTCGTCCAGGCAGCACGAATAGCCAACATTATCACAGCAAGGCACAGAATGCACAGGGCAAATAAATAGATATTATATGACGTCAGTGCGATAGCTAAATTGCTCTGGGTCGTAGCCTGGATCATTTTTAACGTCTGGAGTTTATCCATGGATTTCTTCATATCAGCATACTGCTTTTGGTATTTCACCAAGTCGTCAGTTAAAGAATCCATAGTCGCCGTATCAATATCTGACGTACCCTTGCTAAGAATTCCAAGTATACCGCGTATTTCTCCAGTCATGTTCTGATTCAGGCTAAGAACCTTCTGAATCAGTGCATTTTGAGACGCCGGATCTGGTTCCTGAATAGCTGCCGAGATTGCGGTAGAATATTCGGTCTTCAGCTGAGAATAGTGCGTCTGGAAGTTTTGTAGATCCGTCTGCCTCGTATCGTGAAAGGCTAGGAGATCCATTACTTTTCTCGGATACTAAATAAATGTCAAGTGTTGTATCACTGAACACTGGCCCAAACGGAAAAGGCCCGGCTACTGATTACTCGATGTTTCTGGAGATGAAGAAGCGTCGTGTACTCACGATTGGTGTGCCGGTAAAGAGCGCTGTAGGAAACGTCAACGGTATCAAGATCTCTGATCGCCCGATGCAGCGTGGATTTACCGACAATATCGTAACTCCTCGTCTCCACGTACACGGAGCGTACAAGAACTTCATAAATCCAAATGCCTGATAACTTTATAGAGCACAATAATAATGACAGATTTCCAATCTGCTTTTGATACTAATACGAGTGGTATCAATACCACATTAACGACCCAGCTATCTTCTGTCCAACAATGGGCGAACATACCTGGTTCTCTAGTCAAGGCTTCATCGTCGCAGGCCGGATATCTTTGGGGTTTCAACTCTGTTAACAAAGTCTACGTCTGCCAGCAGCCATGCACTGGTCAGTGGACAGAAGTGAACTTATCTAAGCTGTCTCCAACACAGACCCAGCAGACGGGATGTTACGGAACACCGGTCACTACTAGCCCTAGAAACTTCTTTTATCCGACGCCATGGCATCAATATTTGGCTCAGTTTGGTAATAATAACCCGAACTACGTTTCAACATCTCTCGATGGAGCCAAAGCTCTGTGTGCCAAAAACACGGGATGTCGTGGTATTTTTAGCTGGACGAATCCAAACGGGAAAGTGTTTACGGTATGGGACCAAGATCCAACACTAGGGAACTTAGCCGAAAATGATACTCCGGCTCAAGATGCTTCAAAATCCGGAACCTTTATTCCTATTGCTAGGTGCCCACCGCCACCACCACCAGCTAACGTAACGATCCTCGACATTGTGACTGATGAGACCAATGTATACATGCTCTTTTCAAATGGGTCAGCGACGTTCCTTGCGACCAAGACGGCCAATAATCAGACGGACTGGTCTATGAATCCAGTAGGCAATCCTACATTTGCGCCGGTCAATATCTTTTCAACCCATACGTACATTTGGTTACAGTCTGCCACGAATCAGAAGGTCAAGATTCCCAAGCCAGTGAATATGACCAATTCTATGCCGGTTGCTGATACGTCGGTCAAGATTACGTCTTCAAGCGCTACGGCATTGTATGGTGTTGACGGTACTGGAAAAGCCATGAAGTCTGATGAGACACTGCAGACGGGTTGGGCTCCTGTTTCGGGCCTTGCAGGTACTGCCGTAAAGTCGCTGGTCGGAGATCTTGATCAGCAGGGATTGTTCATTATAGATAACAATTCGCGGGTATCGGAGTGTGTTGGCGACTGCTCTACTAACAAAACTGTCCCAGTGAATACTCAGGGTTACCTGCCTCTGTACATGACTGCCGATCCCTCAACCAAACAGCTATGGATGACATCGTCTACGTCAGGAAGTGTAGGAAATATCTTTAACCGCGTAGGAAACCCAGACTATTCGTCTATCCTGAACACGGTCACGCCGCTAGATCAGAATCGTGATAAGGTGGTAGGAGATGTCAAGGACGAGTACAATAAGCAGACTCAGGTCATGACTGTGAATAAACAGATTGGAGACTTCCACGACTTATTTGCTAAGATATTTGGAGATGCCACTAAAGCTACTCAGGTAACCAATACCGAAATATCTAAGGTAGAAACTGATGTAGTCGGCAAGCAGATGCAGCTAAAAACCATAACGAACATTGAGCCGATTATTCAGAAGTTTGTTGTGACACTCGCAACAGCTGCTCTGGTCTATGCCGTTTTCTCGTTTCTCGGTTGGATTGTGCACGCTATTGTACTAGTCGTAATTGCTGTTGGAATTTACCTCTCTTTAAATAATGACATCAGTCTTTCCTCCCTGTGGGCCAGACTGCCTTAAAGAAAAAGAGCTAAAAGCTCTGAAAACTGCGATGGATGCCAATCCAAACAATGCTCAGGCTAAGACCGATTATTACACGAAATTATATGGTCAGGACTGGCTTCGTGAGCAAAAAGAGAAGACGGCGAAAGCAGAGGTAGATCCTCTACTCACATCGTACAGTTCCAAGTACGAAGATCTGACTACGCAGTTGAAATCTCAGGGACAGTTTTCTGGATTGGCTAAAGCGGTATCTTCGGATGGAGGGATTACGTACCTGGCACAAGATTACGAGGCGGAAAAATCGAAGGCCGATGTTCTAAATCGCCTGTGGGTTCTGAACGGAAAATCTACTTTTCTAGATCTTGATATTCTACGATCTTTACTGTACGTAGTCATCGGAATCCTTTCTCTGTACATTCTCATACTTGCATTCCAAAAGTATCGCAAGTACAGGTACGGTTACCGGTACGGAATGCCGACAAATTTTATGCCAGTAAATCGTCTGTATTAAAACTAATGGAGACCGCATATATCTTCCTAGCTGTTCTCGTATTCATAATGTATGGAGTCACCCTATGGTACTCATCCATTGAAGGATTCGAGGACGGAAAAAGTACGGAGTTACACGATTCCGAAATTTATGACGAGACGTACGCTGCTATCTACGATTCTCTTTGGAACTCCAACGAGCGTATCAAATACGAACAGGTATCGCTTCAGGATATCTGCTTAGCCGATCGCCAAACATCCGAAGTACGTGTTCTAGATATGTGCTGTGGAACTGCAAATCATGCTTGCTTCTTCCGTGATTTGGGAGTATCGTATCTTGGTGTTGATACGTCCGATGCAATGATAACTAAGGCTCGCGAACGGTGTTCGTCGGCCAAATTCAATAAGGGAGACGTAACTCTACCCCAACTCTTTTCGCCAAAATCGTACAGCCATTGTTTACTCCTGGGGTTCTCAATCTACATGTTCCAGAACCCACGTGTCTTATCGGATAACGCTTACCAGTGGCTCCAGCCCGGAGGATACTTTGTGGTTCATTTAATTGATCCTGACAAGTTTGATCCCTTACACGATCTTTCATCGCCATTCGCTGCCTTCTCACTCCAGAAGTATAACATCGAGCGCCAGTCTGAATCAGTCGTCTACTTTGATAAGTTCAAGTACACTGGCAAACTGGTAAAGAAACCAAATGAAGATGATGCTTCATACGATGAAGTTCTTTCATACTACGATGCTGCCGACAATGGGGGAATCAAGTATCGCGAGAACAAGTTATCCATGAATATGCCTTCAAAGGAGCGTATGATGGATATCATCAAGACGTCTGGATTTACTCACGTAGAAAACGTAGACCTTGTGCGTTGCGGTAAGGAGTACCAGTATCTTTGCTATTTCCGTAAATAATGAACCCCGTCGTATCTGACGGCCGAACAGTTGCCGATTTTCAAAAATTTACTTTCTCTGGACATTTGCGGACACACGTCTACAAAGTTCTGGACGAGAACATTAAACTAGGTCATGCTGATTACGCAGGATACTGGACGTTGGAACTTTTGTGTTCTGGATTAGTTCATTCTATGTGGCAAACTTTATTCGAATCATCGGCCAAGCACATTAATCGTGCTGCCCCAAATGTGTTTTTGTACTTAGTTCAGGCATACGAGAAGTTCGCTCCCTACCAAGATCAGTACTCTCTTCTTGCTATGACCGATATGCGTAACAATATTCCAGTTCGTCAAATGGTTTGTGAAGCAGCAGCTACGGTTGCCCTAACTCGCAAGAATAAATTGATGTATTTGCCAACCATCAAACCTGAACACGATTTTCAGCAGGTAACTATTACCGAAAACTTGAAAGCTCCTTCCTCAAACTATGTCCGTCATCTGATCAAGCCAGAAGATCCTCTGGACTTATACGTTTCACTAAACGAACTGGCTTATTGCTTACGACCTGAATCTCGGGATTTTACGAGAGCTCTTTACTGGATTTCTTGGATTTTGAAGTTTTCAAGCATGTACAAGCTCACAAAGAAAGTTCAACTAGATTGTGCTTATCGTCCTAACCCTTACATCCAGGACGCAAATGCCCGACACGTAATTTGGATATTTTGGGATATTATTCAGAATTCGTCTAGATCTTCGCCACAAGCAGGAGTTCTGGCGCCGTACGTTGATGCGCTGTACAAACTCCACTGTTTGAGATGGAATCCTAGTGTCCTGAAATCCCGTATGTGTTTTCTGGTTTGTGCCTGTCTATTTATTTGTGAAAGCAATACTTTAGATATTCATTACCCGGTTCCGCAAGATATTATGACAGTCAAGGGAATCGTGGAAAGTGTTCCACAGTGGATTAATTCTATCATTCAGACTCAGAAGACATTTTCTACGTAACACATAAATGTTCAGCCGCAAGTTTGTACACTCCGCCACTCTAGCCGTCGTATTCTTTCTCCTCAGCTCACCCATTACCTACCGTCTAGTTGACCGTCTAGTTGGCGCGGTAGTTAGTGCGGTAGCCCCTCATTCTGCCGAGACGCTGAAGGTAGCGCATGCAGGATGCCCGACGACCTACGGCTTAGCTGTTCACGCGGTAGTGTTCGGCGTAGTATCCTACTACCTGCTCCACCAGAACTAAAACGGAAACGTTTACACACCACTCTTCCTAAATAAAAAATGAAGATCCTAGTCTTCGATACAGAAACTACGGGTCTTCCGAAAGATTACAGTATAACAGCTTACCAATCCCCTAACAACTGGCCACACATTGTGTCCATTTCTTGGGCCGTTATAGATTCTACTACGAATACTGTCGTGAAAAGCCATTCGTATATTGTTCGACCAGATAAGTGGACGATTCCCACCGAAGCATCAAACATTCACGGAATCACGCAAGCCCAAGCTTTAAATTTTGGAATTCCGCTTCGAGATGTGATGGAGGCATTTAATGGAGAACAGTTTGATGTGATGGTAGCGCACAACATGAAGTTTGATCTGAATGTAGTGGTAAACGCTATTCTTTGGGATTTAGGTATTCCGTTCAATGGATTCACTAAACGAAAGTTTTGTACGATGGAAATCGGCAAGACAATGTGCAAGCTTCCTGGACGGTATGGTCACAAGTACCCCAAACTATCCGAACTTTACACCCATGTGGTAGGTCATCCTCCAAAAACCGACCAGCTTCATAATGCATTGTTCGATACACTGTATCTCTGTGAAATCGTCCAGAAATCGTCGGAAATACGGATTCAAATGGGTCTAGAGTCTATAGTAACAAAGAATGCGAATCAAGCGGTTCAACGGACGGAAAACGCCATTCAATCTTCCAGCAATTCGGGAAACCAAGGAGGTTCAGGTTCTGTGGTGCGATGATGGATGGGCATACATTCCCCAAATGAAGATTCGTCGTCACTTTGTCACGTCTGATACAGACGTGCTAGAATACACTGAAGAAGTATGGGATGGTGTAGTTCCGGCTAAAGTCTTGTATAATGAAACAATCGTTCACTCGGTCTACAACCATAAGAAGATGTGGATGGAGGTATCGAATCAGTACTCTGAACTGTACGTTATACACGAGGTCTGAAAAAACTACCCGAACAACAAATGATAGCATTAGAAATTCTGTATGTGGCTCTGGCTACAGTAGCCGTACTGGGTCTACTACAGGTTTTTGCATATGTAGCGACTCGCGTACTCTACCCTCCTGAACCCCAGATCATTTATCGCAATGTCCCTGTTCAGATGCAGGCACCTCCTCCACCACCTCCGCCAGTTCATTCGCCTTATCTCCAGCAGGGGCCGCCACAGTTACCCAAAAACGAACCTGCTTTAACCCAGCAAACTCAGGAAGTAAAACTACCCGAATATGAACCGCGCAAGCCAGCTTCAGACTCTCTACGCCTGGACGCCGAGCTCCCGGCTGGTATTCAAGAAACCCGTCCCCCAGGGCTCTAAAACGTTCAGAGTACCACAAACTACCGGAACATCAGGATGGATCATATTTACTTACGAAAACGCTATTCCCGTGTGTCTTTGGATGACCGCACAGGAGTGTCGCCGTATTCCGTGTATTGTAGATGAACGTATTTGCGGGGATACCTTTCTCAGAGCAGAAAAGATGGCTCCATACGAATTCGTGATTTCCGATATCTTTATCTTCAACTCTAATTGCGTCTTTGCCTGCTCTAGTTTTGAGCAGAGGTACAATTGGCTAAAAACACTTATGGATACATTCATCTACCCGTCAAAGTACCTGACCAAATTTGTTCATAAGAAAGATCTAACGAATCACAAGACTAGAGGATACGAAGAGCACCTAGATGAGCCAGGGAAGCACGGATACTTTGTAGACTCAGATGACCGACAAGATATTGTGAAACTTCCCATTCCAGATTGCTATGAAGTGAAAGAAGGAGGATATCTCAAAGTCCCCGACCTGAAAACCTCGGCGTTTCTGCGTTCGAAAGGTTCGGCGTTCAAACTACGGTGTTCGAAGAATGATGACGGATCATGGACGGTTCTGGAAAACATTCCTCATATAGATTAAATGGCTCGTAAGGGTTCGTCTAAGAAGCGCATGACTCGTCGCCGTACTCTACGTGGCGGATACTATGGATTTGATGGCGCTCTAGCTACTGGCGCGGCTAACTGGGGGCACAAGTCGGAGATGGGCGATTTTGTTGCCAATTCGTCCCGTGGCGGCAATAATGCTATCCTCGGTGCTGGACGTAAGCGCAAGTCCAGGAAGGGAAGCAAGAAGAGCCGCAAGACTCGTCGCGTCAAGCGTGGAGGCGGTAAGTTTGGCGGTGTATCGGCCTCGTTTGAGGGTAATGGCGTAGCTGGCATGGCCGACTACGCTGGTCGTACGTCTCGTGATAATGTAGGTACGGCAGCCGGTGGACAGTTTAATGACTTTGGCGCGAAACCCGGTTCTACCTTTTGAAGTTTTGTCAACGCTTAATAAATAATGGACACGTTAATTGCCGGTCTGCTTTTTGCCGTAGTGGCGGTTTTTCTATACCAGCGTCATCTCACGACAATGATCGGATGGGTCATTTTGGGATACATTCTAGCGTATCATGTAGGTAAGCTGAGCCACACGCTTTCCGTGATAGTTGGCTTAGTCCTAGTCTACCTGATCTCAATGGTCACGAAGAGGACGTTTGAGGGTTTTGAAGATGAGAAGGAGGAGAAGGAGGAGAAGCACGAGAAGGGTAAGGGTGAGTCAAAGAAGGATGACCCGGCACCAGCCCCTCCTAAGACGTCTGATCCGCATGTAGATGTCGGTACAACTATCCTACATGCATATCGTAATTTGACTCCTGAGCAGATTGGGGGTATGCGCCGTGACACGAAGGAGCTCATGGGACTACAGAAGGAACTGATGGGCTCTTTATCTGAGATGAAGCCGGCGATTGAGCAGGGTGCTGAGCTCTTAAGCACGTTTAGCCAGTTTTTCGGTAAGGATAAGGCGTAAACGTTGCATTCCATCAGCATACACATAAGAATGATACAGCGGTTCATTCGTAGCAACAAACGGACCACCAATGGACCTGACTAATCGTTTCCATTCGTGAATCTCGGCTTGCAGTAGCGTATACTCAACCCATTCTGCCCAAATATTGAAGGTTTTATAGAAAGAATACATACTGAACATACTTGGCATCTCTCTGTTCCAAATAGATGTCACAATTGTTATCATTGGACTCACAACCATATCCACCCACAGCATTATGCGGCTGATAAAGTCTTCGGGATTAAAAATCTTATTCAGACGGGAATACACATCTGCCTTTTTGAAATAGTCATCATGCAAGGCAACATATGATACAACTTCACTCGTCATCCGAGTCTTCAGGAGCTGATTCGAAGGGATCATCTATTACAAATCCAGCCGACGGAAATTCCTTCTCTTCTAACGTCTTAGCATCCAAGTACTTCCATGAAACATTCTTGGAAGACGTAACTATTTCTAGCCAGGCCGGAGTTATGCTTACACCGTAAACTACAGTTTCGTTAATATCCGTCGTATAATCTACAACGTTTCCATCTTCAGACGTTGCACCGATCCATAGCCAAGGAAGGGATGTTACCGGAACGGCATCCTCTTTCTTGATTTGTGAAAAAAGTATAGTCTCTACACGCCTACAGCACCAAAACAATTGGCGGTAGATCCAAACTACAGGAGATAGCATTTAATTTAGTAAGTAGAATCCTGTGAAAGCGGTAGCGCGCCAACCTCATCCTTTAGGGTAGATACCATTCCATCGCGGTTCTTCTTGTTGTCACCCGTTAGCGAGAACTTCTCACGCATTAGAAGTCCTACCTGACGATCAATGCCCAGACCCAGGGAGATAGACGTAGCCAGGGCGACCATGATGAATGGCGTCGCGACAATCGCCCAAGAGACTACACCCAGATCGACTGAGCACAGGGCATCAAGGATGACTACACCGGCAACACCCATCACGACCTTGCCGGCAGCCGTGGCGAACAACCCTAGCGTCAGATCCAGACCGACGTGGACTACAATGTACAGCAGGTAGAGCAGCGCAGGAGGGCAGAGTGCGTCAATGAAACGCATCTTAAGGTTATTTACATCTATACAACAAAAATGAACAAGAACATCCAGACAATTATAGAATTGACCGGGTGTTCAGAAGACGACGCCATGCGAGTTTATGCTGAAACAAATGACGTTGAAGATGCCGTAGATAAATTACTACCTCCTGCTAAGGTTCTGACTCGCAAGTATTATGATGCCATCAGGCCAGTGCGCGTATATACGCAAGAAGAGCAGGAAATTAAGAAGTTACGTGATACCCTGAAAAAGATGGACGACGAACGCCTCACTTCTTTAAATCCACGCGGGTTCGTGGTACCAAGCGCGCCGAATACCCACCGCGAAGGAATGGCTCTACAAAGTAATTGTGATCAGGAATGTCAGCTACCCGTTCATCAATCAGAGGCTCAAACACAGGGAACTGCTTGTCAGTTACCGTCTGAATGCTCTTCCGGTTTGCCGTAGAATGACCAAACATAACGCGGCTCTGATCATCAATTGCCTCTAGGCTTCCCATGCCCAGGTTAGGCGTAGTAGCAAAGGGACGGGCAAACACCTGCTTGGGTCCTTTCATACGCACCGTACCGGGAGCACCGAATAGAAGCTCAGACTGCGTATCAATCTCGCATCCACCCTCAGGCGAGTTACCGTAGTTTCCCTTAGGAACGAGTCCGGGAATTGAGGCGGCAACCGCCCAGTCGTTTCCGCATCCGGAAGGAGTGGCTGCCTTTAAGGTTGCAGTATTGGCCTCGTTACGCGCTACGTCCCGCGAAGCTTCGCCCTGACGAGTATTGGCGTACAGAAACGGTAGTCCATAATTAGACGACATCTTGTTATTATAAAACGAATTTAACTCCAGAGAACTTACACTGAGTAACTATGTTGCTCCAACCCTGTGATTGGCTGGAATGCGACTCTAAAGAGAGGAAGTATATTGTAGATGTGTTTGGTAGACTGGATGACGATCGCGTCGCAAAAATTCGGCTTACTGGATTCCACCCGTACTTCTACCTCCGATCGGAGGAAGGCGAAACAAAGGACGCAATGTACACGAGCATCGGATCTATGATGTCCAAAGAAGGCAAGTTTCTTAGTGGGATGAAAATCACCCAGGAAATGAAGCTGGATGCTATGCGTGGATTCAGTGGACTAAGTCCAATCAAAGTTTGGAAACTGACGTTTAATGGCCTTATCATGATGAAGATGGTCGTGAAAGCCCTGAAGTCTGCTAAGCTAGGTAAGCGTGAAATCGTTCTAGAAGATATTTACGAGGCGAATCTGCCTCCTTATATTCGTTTGTTTCACGAGATGGATATTTCTCCTGCTTCACCTATTTCGTTCGATGCAGAGGAAGAGGAGCCAGAAGAAGATGAGAATGTAGACGTATGCTTTACAGTCCCTTATGACGAAATTGAACCAGACGCATCTCGTAACGTTCCGCTATATATCGCGGGTTACGATATTGAGACCTATTCGGAATCTGGAAACTTTCCAGTCGCATCCAATCCGTCAGACGAGATTATCCAGATTGGTGTGTCTTTCCGATACACTGACGATCTGCTTTCATCATACAAGCGCTTCGTGTTTGTTTCTGGAACGTGTTCGCCTTCAAAGGATGACACGGTGACTTTCGTGAGCTGCCGAGATGAGAAGCATCTTCTCGAAGAGTTTATGAAGTGTGTTCGATTTGAGAATCCCGATATTATTGCCGGGTACAATACGTTTGGCTTTGATGACTCATATATTGCTGATCGGTGCGCTTACAATCGCCTTATCTTCAATATCGGCCGAGTTGAAATCGATGATTGGCGTAATAGAGGTTCGGTGACCTATGCACATACGGAAGCCAAGAAGTTCGAGCTAGCAAGTGGAACGTTTGCTGTACGGTACCTAAAAGTTCCGGGACGGTTGGCAATTGATCTTCTTCTGTCCGTCCGACGCGAACAGAACCTGGACTCTTACAAGCTGGATAGCGTAGCCAACACCTTCTTGCGAGACAAAGTCACGAAGGTCGTGATTATAACTGGAGAAAAGACGCAGATGTACGAGATCTTTACCAAGACAACTCGCGGACTGTTTAATGGCAATTTGGTCCGATTCGATATTATGACCAATACCACAAACCCTTACCGTGACGGAAAGAAGTTCTACGTGTCTGAAGTCAAGTCTAAGAGTTTCATCGTAGATACTGGAAATGACACTTTATTTGACGACCTGTCTGCCGACGAAATGACCAAGCTAGAGTGGTCATTCTCAAAGGACGATACGTCCGCACAGGAAATGTTTGCGTCTCATCGTGGATCAGCAGATGATCGAGCGGTGATTGCCAAGTACTGTATCCAGGATTGTGACCTAGTCCTCACGCTTATGGCCAAGCTGGATACGATTGTAAATGCTCGTGGTATGGCAGATGTATGTCGCGTACCTATTCAGTACATCTTCCTACGCGGCCAAGGAATCAAGATTTACTCGGCAGTCGTTTACCAAGCTTCTAAGCGTAACCAAATCATCATGACGCAAGAAGGTATCGAAGGCGATACGTCCTATGAAGGCGCGATTGTCCTGCCTCCCAAGATTGGAATGTATCTGGATCAACCCATCCCGGTTCTTGATTTTAACTCGCTGTACCCTTCGAATATGATTGCCTACAACTTGTCGCCAGATACTCTCGTGTACGTGAAGACCTTCAGTTCTACGGGGAAGAAATTGAAGCAAGAAGGACCTGACGGAGCTGATCTGGTAGCCAAAGGATTCAAGATCGACGAAGTATCGTATGATACCTTCGACGAAGAGAAGAAACCTTCCGGTCGTATCACGTGCGGATTCGTTCAGCCAAATGATGATCCTCGTACGGTAGGCGTTCTTCCTCTGACACTGGATATCCTGCTGAAGAAGCGTAAGGAGACACGTAAGTTGATTGAGAAGACTGATGACGATGCTCAGAAATCGGTACTGAATGGTCTGCAGCTAGCTTACAAGGTTGTAGCCAATTCAGTGTATGGCCAGTGTGGTTCGCGGACCTCACCTATCCGCAGACTAGAAGTAGCGGCGTGTACGACTGCAGTTGGGCGTCAGAAGATTTACGATGCCAAGAAGATCGTAGAGACTGAGTTTGGCGGTGAAGTGATTTATGGCGATACAGATTCTATCTTCATCAAGTTTGCCACGAAAGATCTGGCAGAGAGTATTGAGCTAGGTAAGAAGGCAGCAGAGAGAATTACAGCTTCGGGGCGAAAGGCGCATAAGATTGAGTATGAGAAGACATTCTACCCGTTCATTATATTCTGCCGGAAGCGGTACGTAGGTATGATGTACGAGGACGATATTACAAAATGTAAGCGCAAGACCATGGGTGTCGCACTCAAGCGACGCGATAACGCTCCGATCGTCAAGGATGTATTTGGCGGAGCACTGGATTCTCTGATGGAGCATCGTAACATTAAAGTCGCCGAGAAATTGGTTAAGGATATGCTCGTGAAGGTCATGAAGAACGAGTATCCGCTTGAGAAGTTTATCTTGTCCAAGCAGTTGCGAGACGATTATAAGAATCCTGGTCAGATCGCTCACCGAGTTCTGGCCGATCGGATGGAGGAGCGTGATGCAGGTAATAAGCCTCAGGTAGGCGATCGCTTGTCGTACGTCTACGTCGCCAACCGTCATGATGAGAAGAAGCAGGGCGATAAGATTGAGAGTGTGGATTACGTTCGTGAAAAGAAGCTGAAACCTGACGTGGACTTTTACATAACTAATCAAATCCAGAACCCAGTGGCTCAGCTGTTCGCTCTGGCCATTGAAGATTTGGAAGGGTACAAGAAGAGGGATTACGATACGTTCTTCAACGAGTACCGTGAAACTCTAGACGAAGAAGAAGCAACTCTGAAAGTCCTGAAGTTGAAGGAACGTGACTTGGATTCTCTTCTCTTCATGGGTGCTCAATACTTGAAGAAGCATAAGCGTGGTCCAATGGACATGTTCCTGAAACGCTAAGTGGTTTTCAAAGACCTAAACAAGTAAAATAAATGGACGAACGTATCATTGAATTGCTGATCGCTGTAATGAGTGCTCGTGAAGAGTTTTTAACTTCAGAGACTATTCGGACTATCAATTTCCCGTCTCGCGTCAATCTCATTGGTCGCTTTTTGAATACGGAAGCAGCGATTGTCGAAATCGCGAATCGTATTCATGCTACTAACATCTACGGCAATTTAACCAATGCTCTGCTTACGGTAACCTTACCAGCTGTAGGTGGTGCAGTGGCTCGTAATTTTTCAGATCCGGTGACTGTAACTGCTTCTACGAACCAGATCAACGAAGGGCTAGAAACTATTCAGACCGCTTCTTCTCCTTGTGCAATTTGTCAGGAGGCGATTTCTTCTGGCGGGGCCCGAATTCGTGCTTGTCGGCACGAGTACCATCGATCTTGTATTGTGAACTGGTTTTCGATGAGTGTCCGATGTCCAGTCTGTCGGCACGATATTCGTGAAATGGATCCGGAAGCCCGAACATCAACTGACGCATTACGAACATCCGCTCCACTGCCAACCCAGTCGGAGGACTCACAAACCTTGGAATAGTATCCGATTCTCCATACTGAATACGGTGCAACATCCTGCGGATATCATGATTACATTCCTTCATTAGGGTAGAAACATCTTCTTTAGGAAAGAATCCTTGCATATCTCCTGCTCTTGGTGGGAAACACCGTAAGTTATCAATATGCTCAGCATTTCGCTTAAAAATAGTTGGTAATTCGTTGCCTGTACAGATGATCGGGACTCGGCGCTGCGGATCGCGAATCCATTCAATAATCTTATTTTGGGCATGGGGGTCAGAACCGTCTACTTCGTCCAGAATCACACACGTCTTCCTATTTGTTCCACGAATGAAGGAATGAATATTTACAGCTGACCGACATGCATCCTTTATCTTTTCCACGTCTTCAAAGCTACGAATAGATTTGGAGGCGTTAATTTCCAGAGGGTCAAATCCGTAACTTCGGGCTGCAGATAAAGCTAGAGTTGTCTTACCTATTCCCGGTGGACCAGAAAGAATTATGGCCTTTTTGAAATCTCCTTGAAGGTATGTCTTTAAAGCTTCCTTTTCTTCCTTATAACCGATAACATCGTCTAATGTCGTTGGTCTAAAGACTTCCGAGTACATTACTGTCCTTATTCAAAACAATCTAAACGCATTATACGTACCAATAATGCGCATATAAGATAGTGGTTAATCACAGGCTCTTATAAGGCCTGTACCCGAGTTCGAATCTCGGTATGCGCATCTATGGGCAATGAGCCGCCCAGTCAGTACCACACATATGTGCTAGATTACACTTTGCTTCCGATGTCTTAAGCGTCGGAGTATTGGGATCGAACGGTGTGCATGACGTAGTGTACTGAGGCTCACACATATTAGAACCAGGATTCAATAACCATAATTCGGGACAAGGGCCTCCTTTACCTGGAGGAATTACCATCTGTGGGTTTATCACATACTTGTAGATGGCAAGCAACAAAAGAGTAACAAGTACTGAAACAACAACAGCGACAAAAACGTCGGTTGCTTTCATTCTTGTTTTTCTGAAGAGAAAGTAATGGAAGTCGCAAGGCACGTCATAGAAACGTACTTTAAAGATGTTCCAAATCCTTTGGTTCGTCATCACCTGGATTCATTCTCGGATTTACTGAGCACCAAAATTCCCAACTTCATTCGTGGTTGGAATCCTCATCTAGCCCGAATTCTGACTGACGGTCGCGAGATCCGAGTTTTTGTTGGAGGTAAGACTGGTGACAAGATCACTTATATTCCTCCGCTGGACGATACCGGTGCCGCAATTCTTCCTCATGCGTGCCGTCTAGATAACCGGACGTACTCTTTCGAAATCAAGGCTACCGTTGATATTGATTACGTGTTCGGGGACGAGGTTGAAACTCGATCATTTGAGGACGTATCTATTGGCCGTCTACCTCTTATGCTGAAAAGCCCACTCTGCTACCTCTCATCTATGACTCCTATGGAGCTATACGATGCCGGCGAGTGTAAGTTTGAGCTCGGAGGGTATTTCATCATTGGTGGATCGGAGAAGGTTCTTCTTACGCAAGAACGGTTAGCTGATAACATGTTCTATGCTTCCAAGCGTCCTCAAACGTCTGCTTCTCGTCCTCCAGTTGTTGGACGGGTAGAATCGGAAGAGGTGGAAACTAAAGTTGAGGGAGCTACGAAAGGTGAGCCAGACGAGTACATTGCCGGTATTCGTACGATCAACGAGTCTGGTACTCTCGGGCCATACTTCCACTTCCTAGTTCTGCCACCCAAAAACCTTCGGCCTTCTGATCCAGATCTGATTGCCAAGACTCCTGATTTTTCCACGTTTTACAAGAAACGTCTGTGCACAATTCAGTTACCTGGGTTTTCTAAACCGGTACCTATTGTGAGCGTATTCTGTGCTCTTGGAGTCACGAGCGACAAGGATATTTACGATACTATCTTTGCAGGTATTCCCGAAGACGAGCGCACGATTTATGACGAAACGTTTGCCGAAATCATGATGTCTCACCAGGTGTTTTTAGATCAGGAGATGAAGAAGGAGGAAGATCAGAATCAGGATCCTAACCTTTTGGTCTTGAAGCGTGTATGCCGTACGCCTACGCAGGCGGCAGTATATGTGAACCTGTACAACGATCTGTTCTCGCACTGTGAGCCACGTGCCGGAGAAAGTGCTTCGTCGCTGTACCGTCGCAAATCATACCTCCTCGGCAAGATGCTAAAAATGGCGATTGATGTTTCGCTGGGCGTAACTCCGAAGAGTGATCGTGATCATTACCGGTACAAGCGCCTATACGCTTCAGGCGACTTATGTTTCACCGAGTTCCGTCGGATTTATAAGCTGGTATCTGACGATATGCTGCTGCGTCTCGATCGGCGCATCGAGTTCGAGCGACAGACGTACGCTGGCAAGAAGTTAGTTAACTTAATTAACGATACGCCAAATACCTACTGGAAACCTTACCTATTCCTTTCGGAAATAGAGAAGTCTTTCAAGGGTAAGTGGGGAGGCAAGGATGGAGTGTCGCAAGAACTGTCTCGATTTGCTTACCTCGGCACAGTAGCCAATCTGCGTCGCGTGAATTTGGATATGGACAAGAATACTAAGGCACTAGAAGCTCGGCGTCTGCACGGAAGTTCTTGGGGATACATGTGCCCTTCCGATAATCCTGATGGCGGAAGCGTAGGTATGATCAAGTCTATGACTCTATTGTGTTCTATTACGACTGCGACTCCTTCATCTGTTGTTTTGGATCTAGTTAAGTCAGTTAAGACATTCAAGCCGTCTCATCTCATTCACCCATCAAAGTTCAGTCCGGCATGGACTCGCGTGTATATCAATTCAGATATGGTAGGAGTGTTTACGGCTGGAGCCGAAGATTTCCATTACGATATGATCCAGAAACGCCGATCCCGTGAAATTTCAAAGTTTGTCTCTTTGTGCTGGAATCGGCTAGATAACGAGTACATCATTTTTACTGATGCTGGTCGTGCCACTCGTCCCCTGTATCGCGAAGGAGTCAAGCCAGAAGCTGTTAAACGTATTTCTAAGTGGGCGGATTTTGACAGTAAGATTCTGGATTACGTTGATTCCCAGGAGACTGAGAGTTTGCGCGTACAGATGGAACCGTTCTCTGATCAGAAGTTATCGGAGATTCACGGCATCACCATCTTCTCTGCTTCCGGAAGTGTGATTCCCAACTCGGATTTCAACCAGGCTCCTCGTAACATGTTCTCATGCCAGCAGACCAAACACGCGTGTTCGTGGTACAATACTGCCTTCAGTAAACGATTCGATACCATTGCTACGTGGCTCAATTATCCCCAAATCCCGTTATCTCAAACTTGGACGACGCGTCACATTATGGGTAAGGATGGATGCTTAGGGTATGGCGAGAACTCGATTGTGGCTTTGGGAATTTATTCAGGGTACAATCAGGAAGATTCAATTATCCTGAACGATTCGGCTCTCAAGCGTGGAATGTTCAATACGACATACTACCATTCGTACGATGTTCAGGAAGAGATGATCAATATTATGGCACAGACGCATACTGAGTTTGGAAATATTGTGACCGATCCTCGCTATCGTGAAACTGTCGTGCCGCAGGAAGGTAAAGATTACTCTAAACTTGACGGCGATGGAATTATCAAGCAGGGATCGGAAGTCGATGAAGATACGATTCTAGTGTCTATTGTGACTCCGGTAACTAAGGGTGAAGAACAGGTAGGGTTCCGTGATAAGTCATACAAGCCTAAGCGCGGCCAGACTGGAAGGGTAGAAGCAGTATACCGGTACATTAATCGCGACGGACTTCGTGGAGTGAAGATTCGTATTGCCGAGAAGCGTGTACCGGTTTTGGGAGACAAGTTCTGTTCGCGCCACGGACAGAAGGGAACGGTTGGGTTTCGCTTAGCAGAAGAGGATATGCCGTACACATCATCGGGACTAAAGCCAGATATTATCGTGAATCCCCATGCTTTCCCAACACGCATGACGATCGGGCAGTTCATTGAAGGTATGGCTACAAAAGCCGGACTTCATGTTGGTTCTCTCGTTGACTCAACGCCTTTCTCTACGCAGAATCGTATTGGCGAAATCAAGGATCTGCTCACTAAATTAGGGTACCATCCGTACGGACACGAAATCATGTACAATGGCCAGACTGGAGAAATGATGGACGCCGAAATCTTTATTGGTCCGACCTACTACTTGCGTCTCAAACATATGGTGGAAGACAAGATCAATTACCGTGCACGTGGTCCCAAGACCATGCTGACCCATCAGCCAGTCGAAGGCCGAGCAAATGATGGTGGACTGCGTATCGGAGAAATGGAGCGCGACGGCCTCATTTCCCATGGCTTATCTAAGTTTTTGAATGAGAGCTTGATGGAGCGCTCAGACAAGTCAGAAACTTTATTACAGAAAGAAACTGGATATTTAGATTCAACGGCCGAGCTAGAAGGGTCGGTAATTACTACACCTTATGCTATCAGCTTACTGCTACGTGAGCTAGAATCCATGCATATCTCAGTTCGGCTCGCCTCATAGAAACGAATTTTATTGGATCAAGTTTATAAATGAACAAAGAAATGACTGACCATATGTACGTAACAAAGCGTAATGGCGATCGCGTTCCGGTCTCATTCGACGAGATTCTCCAGCGTGTCCGTAAACTATCGGACGGGCTTGAGCATGTTAACCCGGATCTAGTCGCCCAAAAGGTCTGTAATCAGCTTACTGACGGTATGCCAACTTCAAAGCTTGATGAGTTTGCCGCGGAAACGTGTGCAATGATGCAGGCACGGTATCACCCGAATTATGGTACTCTAGCGTCTCGTATTGTGATTGATAATCACCACAAGACGACTCCGGATAATTTGATGGAGTGTGTAGAGAAGCTCTACCATGGCAAGACCCAGATTGTTTCTGATGAGTATCATGATCTAGTTTGCAAGAATGCTTCGACGTACCAAGAGATGATTTGCTACGATTGCGACTATATGTTCGATTACTTTGGGTTCAAGACTCTTGAGCGCGGATACCTTCTGAAGGTAGATGGTGTGACGGTAGAACGTCCCCAGCATATGTGGATGCGCGTAGCTATCCAACTCCATGCCGCAAACTTTGTGAAGGTGAAGGAAACCTATGACGCTCTATCACGAGGATACTTCATTCACGCAACTCCTACGCTATTCAATTCGGGAACTCAAACTCCCCAGCTCAGCTCTTGCTTCCTAGTCCAGATGGCCGAGGATTCTATTCAGGGTATTTACAAGACTCTGGGCGACTGTGCTCAGATTTCCAAGTGGGCTGGTGGAATTGGTCTGTCAGTACATAACATCCGTGCTCGCGGCTCCAAGATTCACGGCACGAACGGTGAGTCTACTGGCCTAGTCCCCATGCTCAAGGTGTTCAACGATACTGCAAAGTACGTGAACCAGGGAGGTAAGCGCAACGGTTCGTTCGCTATCTACCTCGAGCCATGGCATGCAGATATCGAAGATTTCCTGCGTCTGCGTCTCAATCAGGGTGCCGAAGAGGATCGTGCTCGTGACCTATTCTACGGTCTGTGGATTCCCGATCTGTTCATGAAGCGGGTTGAGGCAAACGGAGATTGGACTCTGATGTGCCCGAAGGAATGCCCTGGACTAGACGATGTTTGGGGTGAGGCATTTGAGGCTCTGTATACGAAGTACGAGACTGAGGGTCGTGGACGCAAGAGTATTCCTGCGCAGAAGATCTGGCAGATGATTCTGGATTGCCAGATTCAGACGGGTAATCCTTACCTGTGCTACAAGGACGCCGCTAATCGTAAGTCCAATCAGCAGAATTTGGGTACGATCAAGTCGTCCAATCTGTGTACTGAGATCATGGAGTACACATCACCTAAGGAGACTGCGGTATGTAACCTAGGTTCACTGGCTCTACCCAAGTTCGTGGAGAATGGAGTCTTCGACTTCGAGAAGCTTCAGTTGTATACACGTGTTCTGGCTCGTAATCTGGATATCGTGATTGATAAGAACTTCTATCCTACTCCCGAGACTCGCGCTTCAAATATGCGTAATCGTCCCATCGGGATTGGTGTTCAGGGACTGGCCGATGTGTTTGCTCTGCTGCGTCTGCCATGGTCTTCTCCCGAAGCTTCAGCTCTGAATGCTAAAATCTTTGAGAATATTTATTACGCGGCCTGCCAGTCCAGTATTGAAAGTGCGGCGGCAAATACGGACGAAGCGTACTGGCGCGGAATGCCAGTAGTTGAGAAGGCTGGTCATTATGAGTCGTATCCTGGTTCTCCAATTTCTCGTGGCGAGTTCCAGTTTGATTTGTGGGGCGTAACTCCTACACTAGATTGGGAGTCTCTACGTCGTGAGATGTCGCGCTACGGAATCAGGAATTCGTTGCTGGTAGCTCCTATGCCGACTGCCTCAACCTCCCAGATCCTGGGCAATAACGAGTGCTTCGAACCATTCACGTCGAATCTTTATACTCGCCGTGTCCTCGCAGGAGACTTCATGGTGGTGAACAAGTATCTAGTCGCCGACCTGATTAAGTTGCGCCTGTGGAACTCGTGGATTCGGGAGCAGATTATGGTTCATAATGGTTCTATTCAGAGCATTGAGGAGATCCCCGATGATCTGAAGGAACTGTATAAGACTGCATGGGAAATCCCGCAGAAGACTCTAATTAATATGGCTCGCGATCGCGCTCCATTTATCTGCCAGTCACAGTCACTCAATCTGTTCCTGGTCGAGCCCACATATGCCAAGATTTCGTCTATGCATATTTACGCATGGAAGCAGGGACTCAAGACTGGATGTTATTATCTGCGTACAAAGGCCGCAGCCTCTGCCCAGAAATTCACCGTCGAGCCCTGCCAATCCTGTTCGGCCTGAAGAATTTCTTCTAGAAAGAGTATAAACCAAAATGGCCGACGCTGCTCCTGAAGTCACCGGTGGTGCTGCTCTCTCCCCTCTACCCCTAGGCGGCCGCCGCCGCTCCCACAAGAAGCTCCGCGTCGTCAAGAAGAAGACGGTGCGCCGCATGCTAAAGAAGATGGGACTGAAGATGCGCGGTGGCGCTGCGGGTGAGCTGACGCCCGATAAGCTCGCGGCCGATAAGTCCGCCGTTGGTGCCGTTGTACCCGCGGAGGGTGCTGC